ACCGCTGAAAGACGACTACTCTCACCCGCAGGATGCCCTGCAATACGGGTGCCTGAGGATTAGAAGCGGGGTAGCACCGGCAAGGGCTAGATCCGTTAAAGGAGTCTCTGCGAGGGGATGGACATAAATGAGTTATAGCTTTCAGCGGCCACAGGTCGAGGCAACAATAACAGAGGAAGACGATCAGGAGACAAATGCTCGGTTTGAGTCACGCCTATCTGCTTATGTTCGTTCCTGCTGGAGTGAGGCTAAGACCGCCAAGGCAATCATCACCGAGCGCCTATTGAAGTGTGAGCGTCAGCGTCGTGGTGAGTATGACCCTGAGCGTATGGCGGAGATACAACGGGTGGGCGGCTCTGACATCTACATGATGCTGACTGATGTGAAGTGCCGTGCCGCTGAGTCGTGGATCAAGGACGTGATGCTAAATCAGCAAGAGCGCGTCTTCGATCTGAAGGTGTCCAGCTATCCTGACATGCCGCCCGAGATGAAGCGTGGCATCGTAGATCAGGTTCGCATGGAGGCCGAAGAGTATCTTATGAACGGCAATGATCCGCTGCACCCAGAAGCGTTCCGCGCCCGGATGGAGGAAGTTCACGAGGCTACCCTATCAAAGATGCGCGAGGAGGCTGAGGACGCGGCGCGTCGCATGGGCATGAAGATCGATGACCAACTGCGCAAGGGCAAGTTCCCTGAAGAGTTGAAGAAGTTCATCACGGACTTTACGACTTTCCCGTCGGCCATCATGAAAGGCCCGGTCATCAAGCGCGGCAAGGAAATGGCTTGGGGCCCCGGCTTTGCCCCCATCGTTGTCAGCAACTACCAAGAGAAGTTCGAGCGTGTCAGTCCTTACGACATCTTCCCTGCGCCGGCATCTACTGGCGTGAACGATGCGTACCTGATCCATCGCCACTTCCTGAACCTGCGCTCCCTTGAGAATATGCGTGGCACCCCCGGTGTGAACGACGAAGAGCTGTCCACAGTCATCAGCCGTTTCGGCATGTCTGGTTATCGCAACTGGATCCAAGGCGACAGTGAGCAACGCATTTTGGCAGGTAAGCCTTTCCGCTACCCGCTATCCTCAGGTCAGGTTGAGACCGTTGAGTTCTGGGGTTCCGTCCCCGGCACGATGCTTCTTGAGTGGGGTATCGAAGACGACATCGATCCTGATGATGTTTATGAGATCGACGCTTGGTGGACTGACGGTTGCCTATGGAAGTGCGTCATCAATCCAGATCCACTTGGTGAGCGTCCGTACCAAATCGCTTCTTGGGAAGATGTGCCAGACTCCTTTTGGGGTGTGGCGCTGGGCGAGGTTATGCGCGATACTCAAGTCATGTGTAACGCTGCGGCCCGATCGATTGCAAACAACATGGGTGTGGCCTCTGGCCCGCAGGTTGAAGTCACTGTTGACCGACTTCCTGATGGGGAGGACATCACAGACGTTTACCCGTGGAAGATATGGCAGACCACTTCGGACAAAACCGGTGGCGGTCAACCTGCCATTCGCTTCTTCCAGCCCAGCTTGAACGCCGGCGAACTGATGCAGGTCTTCACTACATTTGCCAAGCAAGCAGATGAGGTGACTGGCATTCCGAACTATGTGTATGGCAGCTCCGCTGTTTCCGGCGCAGGTCGAACAGCATCGGGCTTATCTATGCTTATGGACAATGCAAGCAAAGGTATCAAGCAAGCAATTGCAAACATTGATACTATTGTGGCTGGTATAGTGCAGAAGCTATACGTTCACAACATGATGTTCGACCCTGATCCTTACATCAAGGGCGACTTCAATGTGGTTGCCAAAGGTGCAATTGGTCTGCTTCACAAAGAGACTCTGCAAATGCGCCGCAATGAGTTCCTTATTGCTACGGCCAATCCGATCGATTCTCAAATTGTTGGTGCTCAAGGACGGGCTTATCTCATCCGTGAAGCTGCTCGAGGTTTGCAGATGGATACGGACAAGCTGGTGCCAAACGATGATTCTCTGAAGCAGCAGGAGATCAACCAGAAGGCTGAGGTTTTGGCACAGCAGATGGTGCAGCAACTAGCCGCTCAGATGCAAGCCCAGCAACCTCCAAGCCCAGCAGAGATTCCAGAGTCCCAGCCACTCCCGCCACAGCCACAGATGTTGGCAGACGGTGGGGCGGTAGGCATGGATGAGCAGCAGGTAGTAGAGGCCGATATGGCCGACCAAATTCTTAAAGCTTTAGCAATGAACAACATAGTCTAAGGAGACAAAGATGCCGCGTCACAAAATGCAAGGCCCGCTAAAAGACACCGAGGCAATGAAGATGTTCAAAGGCAAGGATACCCCTGCTGAGGAAAAGAAAGAAGCAAAAGCCCTGAAGGATGGCAAGATCAATCTGCGCCAGTATAAGAAGGGCGAGATGAAAGAAGGCGAGAAGAAGCCGGACATGAAGCGCGCCGCTGCAATCAAGAGCGGGAAGATGAGCCCCAAGCAATATGCCGAGCAAGAAAAGAAAGAGATGAAGAAGATGGCAAACGGCGGCAAGGCTATGAAGAAGAAGTGCTAAGGAGATAACAATGGCCGGAAACGTCCCAGATTGGGCAAGATCCAATCACAAGAAGTCGCCAACTTCTAAGATGACTCATGGAATTCAAAGCCGACCCATCTTCCACGGTGAGCATAGCGATAGTCCGCTTAAGGAAATGCACATGCACACCGAGGCAGCTTTCTTGGCTGATGGTGGTATGCCATCCGAGGAGAAGCTGAAAGAGATGGGTCTTGCTGCATCTAATGCTGAGCGTGATGCCGCTGGGCGGCCCGGCATTGTCGAGGGTTTCAAGAACCTGATCGGTCGTTTCAAAGAAGGCAACATCGATGATCCGAACAGCCTAGCCTATGAGCGTTATGGCGCTGGCCGCGGTCGTCGTGAGTACGAAGATCAAAAGGCTTTCGCTGAGAACGCCAAGATGCAGGGCGACGGTATGCGCAATGCCGGTATGGTTATGCGTGGCGACAAGATGAAGACTGACGCATCACCAGTAATGCCTGAAGTCGAGACCAAGGATATTTCTCCAAAGCCATCTGCTGAGTACAAGATGGATATGGACTCTATGAAGCGTAGTGCTATGAGTGGCGGCGATAACCTGCCGCAAGCTGAGTCTGCTCCGCGTCCGATGAGCACTGAGCCTGTGCGTAATGCCAAGCCTGCTGCAGCACCTCGTAAGCGTGGCGTTGAAATAGGCACCGTACCTGCTGAGACCAAGGCAAGCACCGGCAAGCAAGTAATCATTCCTGACAACAAGCGTCCTCCCGTTGACAACGCAACCCGCAAGGAAAAGCCGGGTGCCCGTGGTGGTAAGAACGAGGAGCGCAAGTCAAAGCCGTACCCAGCAGAGCAAGCAGTCCAGAACCTCGGTAAGAGATTCAAGGAGGCTGACGATGCGCTGAGAGCTGATCCCAAGAACGCCTCCAAGAAGAAGGCACGGGATGAAGCGAAGATGCGGTACGAGAAGGCCGCAAAAGAAATGAGGTAATGTGTGTTATCTTTATTACAACCTGAAGTTATTAACGCGCTTGCGCAGTTGCAGGGCAATGTTCACTTTGAAATAGTGAAAGGATGGCTGCATGAATCCCTGCGTGAACTTGAGCGATCTACCCCACTAACCAAGGACGAAGTTCAACTTCGCTGGAACCAAGGGGCTCAACAAGTTCTCGGGACTCTCTTAGAGAAGTCGGATGGGTCTGAGCAAGCGATAAGAAAGATTCGGTCGAGATAATCGACGATCCCCAAGCTAACGGGGTAGTGTTAGCAATCAATGAACATCTCGGATAACCAGACGTGGCTCTGAGACTCATGGAGAAATTTATGGCAATCCCACGCAAAGTACGCGAAGCAGAAGAACGAGCCAACGCTCTGCACAAGCAGTTTTATGAGAACGCGCCTGTGCCTGAGCCGAACCCGCAACCGGATCCCCAACCCGATCCTGAGCCGGCTCCCATCAACGATCCTGACCCTAACCCAGATATGAATCTGGAAGGGAATGGCGGGAATCCACCTAACAGTGAGCCGCCAGCCCCGCCACAGGACGAGAAGTGGGAACAGCGGTACAAGGTAATCGAGGGGAAGTATCGAGCAGAGGTTCCTCGTATGGCCGCGGAAAACAAAGAGCTACGGTCACAGATGGCCGAGCTTGCAGCACAGCTTGAGAGTCTGAAGAGTCAGGCCGAGTCCCAGAGGGCACCACTCATCACTGACGCTGACAAAGAGAAGTACGGAGAAGATCTGCTGGATGTTATTCAGCGGGCTACTCAACAGGCAACTGCCGCGAAAGATGCGGAGATTGCTGATCTCAAACGCCGCATGGATTCTGTTAGTTCCACAGCATCCAAGGTGAGTGAGGCCAGCTTCTACTCCGACCTCAATCGAGCAGCGCCGAATTGGGTAACTCTCAACTCCGACGAACGCTTCCTTAGTTGGCTTGAAGAATATGATGCACTTACTGGTCGAACTCGTCAAGACCTCCTCGAAGAAGCTGAGCAGCAGCGTGATGCCGAGCGCACTGCACGTTTCTTTACTTTGTTTGAAGAACTGCACGGCGATAAGAAGCAAACACCGCCGCCACCTCCCAATAAGCAAGCGCACCAAGCTCCGGATAGTCGTAAGAACAATCCTGCTCCACAAGGTAAGAGATACTTTACCCGTAAGGAGATTCAGGAATTCTACGCGGCTTGCCGGAATGGCCGTGTCTCTGCTAAGGATATGGTGGCAATGGAGGCTGAAATCCACGCCGCATCTATAGAGGGACGAGTTCGTTAACCCTTGATGGTGTGGCCATGAAAATTTAAGGAGAATCAAAATGGCTGTACCTGTTTCTAGTGGCTATCCTCAGTATAGCTACAATGGCGACCCCACCGGCTCTGCATTTATCCCAGAGATTTGGTCTGGCAAGTTGCAAGTTAAGTTTTACAAATCAACCGTTCTGGGCGAAATCACCAACAACGATTAAGTTCCCAGTCGTTGTAAAATCCCGTGAACTGCTGGAAACCCATAGAGGGCAATCAGCAGCCGAGCCTCGAAGAGAGGCAGGTTCAGAGACTAGGAACCAACACTGACTACCTTGGGCCAAGTGCCATGAAAGGACAACAATGGATCGAACTACACGCGGCATCATTGTTGGTATGACGATGGGCGACGGATACTTGCAAGTTAGGCGACGTTTGCAGAACGGAAAGTATCCATACATTGCCGCATCCATGCAGGTGAAGCATAGCGCTTCGCAAGTAGAGTACTGCAAGCACAAGGCAGAGCTGCTGAGAAAAGCAACTGGCCGTAAGTGTGAGGTCAGGTTCTACGAAGCGACTGCGGCTGGCAAGAAATACCAACAAGCGCAGTTTATGTTTAGCCACCCATACATCCGAGTGTTATACGAGTGGATGTATAAGGGCGGCAAGAAGTTCTTCGACAAGCAAGTGATGTCGTACCTAACGCCGCATGGCATAGCCCTGTGGTACATGGACGATGGAACCGGTCGAGTGAACCGAAACAATGATTGTGCCATCACCTCATGTTCGACAACCATTGCAACGATGTGCAGCAAAGAAGAGGTCGAAGTAATCATCGACTACTTCAAGATTGAGCATGGAATCGAGTTCAAGGCTCGATACGATAAACGCAGGCCAGAAGATAAGGCTTGGTTCATCGAAGCCAACACAGTGCAGAGCAAGCAGTTCGCTGAGTTGGTGAGGCCTTACATGATTCCGTCAATGCTTTATAAGCTGGCACATGTTGACGGTCTTGGTTCCCACGAGTACGGGACGACATCCAGATCCGCTAAGGCAATCTGGGAGTCGAAGATATAGTCCACACCCCCAGTAATGGGGAAGAGAGGATAAAGAGCCTCTCGATATCCTTGGTCTGTCCTGTGGGAAGGCGAGATCAAGGGCATGGGCGATACAGTCCACATCCGTTCGATCCCGACTATCACAATCCGCAACTACAGCAAGGGTCAAACCCTTACTACAGAAGTTCCAGAGTCCACTCCAATCGATCTAACGATTGACAAGGGCAAGTACTTCGCAGTTGTTGTGGATGATGTTGATGTAGTTCAAGCAGATGTGCGTCTGATGGACATCTTCTCGAACGACGCATCCGAGCAGATGAAGATCGCGATTGACAATGACGTTCTGAACAACGTAGCTGCCGATGCTGCCGCCGCCAACAAGGGCGCAAACGCCGGTGCTATTTCTGGTGACATTGATCTGGGCACTACTGGCGCACCTATCGAAATCACCACCACCAACGTGCTTGAGAAAATCCTCGACGTTGGTCTTGTTCTGGACGAGCAGAACGTGCCTGAAGATGGTCGTTGGATGGTTATCCCTTCGTGGATGGGCCCTCTGCTGAAGAACTCCGACCTGAAACAAGCTTACCTCACCGGTGACGACACCTCGCCGCTGCGTAACGGTAAGATCGGCATGGTTGATCGATTCACTCTGTTTGTCTCCAATAACATCAATGTTGTTGCTGACACTGTTGACGCATGGCACGTCATCGCTGGTACTCGTGATGCAATTTCGTTTGCATCGCAGATTACCAATGTTGAAACCCTTCGTTCGCAGACCACCTTTGGCGATATCGTTCGTGGCTTGAATGTTTATGGCTACAGCGTTGTTAAGCCTGAAGCTCTGGTAGATTTGTATGTGTCCAAGGTTGCTGCCTAATTAGGCAAGTAGCTGGGAGGGGGCTCTTACACGGGAGCCTCTTCCCATTTTTTATGCGAGGATTTATGTCTATTGCTGTTCAACCAACGCCCAAGAACAAGGCAACCAGTAACAAGCACCGTTTATTGATGCAGACAACTACTGGCTCTGTTTACACTTGGAATGAGAATCTTGCGAAACGCGCAGATATGGTGGAGTGGAAACACCCGTCCAGACAGCAGCGCGTACCGCAAAAAGTTAAAACTCCCGACGAGATCAAGATGGAAGCTATGGCTTCTATGGTTGAGGAGTCGCAGGAGCAAGCCGAGCCTTCCGTTGCTGAAATGGCAAAAGCCGTATTAGGTAGGGGAAAGAAGTCCGCATCTCAGGAATAATATGTTTGAGGGCGGCACGGGTCGCTCTCTTACCAAGGAGAACTACCATGCGTCGCCTTTTACTATCAATTGCTTTGTTTGTAAGTAGTATGTCGTTTGCCCACGACCATGAAGAAAAGCATGTTCATGCCAAGTACTTCGACAACAATGTCGGAGGCAAGACGATTATCACAGACAGTACCAAATGGTGCGGCAACGTAGGCGGTCACGATGGCTACGCATACAGCGCGGCTGGCGACAAGATCCGTTTTTGCTGGACAATCCGCGGTGATATGGTTCTTGTGCGGTTCGAGGGTGAAAGAGAAACTGGTATGTGGCCGGCAGCGGTATTCCAAGATATGCCTCACGGAACTGAGCCAGATGTCAACACTATGTTTCCAGAAAATCCTAAGGATCTATAATGGCAAAAAAGAAAAAGTGGATTCAAGATGCGATCCAGAAACCTGGCTCTCTGCGTAAGTCTCTCGGAATTAAAGAAGGTGAGAAGATCCCTGCGAAAGTGCTCGACAAGGCGGCCAAAGCTCCGGGCAAGACTGGTCAGCGTGCGCGCTTGGCGAAAACTTTGAAAGGCTTTAAAAAATGAAAAAGATATGGGACACCAAGAACCCTAAGAAGAAGAGCGCTCCTCTTACTCCTGCACAAAAGGCTGAGGCCAAGCAACGCGCAAAGTCTGCTGGTCGTCCCTATCCTAACCTTGTTGACAATATGGCAGCGGGTAGAAAAAAGAAATGAAGAAAGACTCTAGGCTAGAACGGGCTGGGGTATCCGGCTACAACAAACCCAAGAGAACACCAGACCATCCAACCAAGTCGCACATCGTTGTGGCAAAGGTTGGTGAGCAGATCAAGACGATTCGCTTCGGGCAACAGGGTGTTGTAGGGGATAGGCAACCAACAGCTAGGCAGGCATCGTTCAAAGCGCGTCATGCTAAGAACATTGCCAAGGGCAAAATGTCTGCCGCGTGGTGGGCGGACAAAGTTAAATGGTGATATAAATGTCAACTTTTCAGGACGTTATAGATGATGCGCGCGTAACGCTCAACGACGAGGATGGCGTTCGTTACACTGCTCCGCAGTTGATGCAGTTCTGCAACGACGGGATTCAGGAAATCTATCGCATCCGTCCTGACTTCCTGCTCGGAAACTACACGGCAGCAGATGTTGTTTATGTTGAAACAGATACCATACCAATCCCACTGAAGTTCCAAAACCTACTGAACTTCTACGTTGTCTTCCGAGCCGAGTTGCGTGACGATGAGTATTCGGCTGAGAGCCGGGCGGGAGCAATGCGTCAACTATTCAAGTCGGAGTTGACATAATGAAAAGTCATAACGATTTCCTTGACTATGTAATGCCGCATGTTCCGGGCTGCACAGTCAATATGGCACTGCACGAGATCAAGAGCACAATCATAGATTTTTGCGAGAAGAGTTTGGTTCTACAAGAAACTCTTGATCCAATAACTGTTATTAGAAATACTCAGGACTATGACCTAGAACCACCAAAGAATCGAGTGGTAGTAAAGATACTTAATGGTTGGTATAAGGACAAGCGCCTAACTCCCAAGGGCACAGATGAAATTAGCGATCCATCAGTATACAGTTCCGTTATTAGTGATGTTGATCCTTCTCGTGGAGACCCTAAGATAGTTACACAAAAAGATCCTCGCACTTTTACTTTATATCCAGCACCAGAGGAAAGCGTAACAAATGCAGTCACATTGCGTGTTTCTCTCAAGCCTTCGCGCGGAACAGATAGTATAGACGACTTTATATACGAGGATTATGCAGAGACAATCGCTCACGGAGCTATAGCACGTCTTGCACTTTCTCCTGATAAGCCATATTACAGCGAGAAGTTGGCGGTAGCAAGAGAGGCTCTGTACCGATCTGGGCTGAATGTGGCTCGTGACCGCGCATTGAAATCTTTTGTGCGAGCTAACAAGCAGGTCAAGCTACGGAGAATCTAATGACTGAAAAAATAAAACTTGTCCAAGGAGACACCAAGCCAACGCTTGTTTGCACATTGACAGACAGCGGCAGTGGGGACGCAATCAACATTACCGGGGCAACCGTTAGACTTAAGTTTAGGCAGGTTGGTTCTACCTCATTAAAGGATACTATTATTGGTACTGTGACAAGCGGCGAGGGCGGGGTTGTTTCATTTTCTTGGGGAAGCGATGCTCTTGATGGGCCGGCCGGGGATTACGAAGGGGAAATAGAAATAACTTTCGGAGATGGATCCATCCAGACTGTTTATGATTTGTTAAAATTTAAACTT